GGCGTGAAATCAACTTTGACCTCATTGAAGATTTAATGCATTTCATGAATACCGACGATAATGTATATCGTCGTCATGTGTTTCCGAGCATTGCAAAGTGTGTTGACAGATCCAAACAAAATCAATCATTTAACTCTTCGGTATTTAAACCGGCTGTGGAAAAGAGCTATGAAGCATATGTTAAGCAATATCCTATCCGTGAATTGCCAGAATCTTTAGATGAAGAAACCTGTGTAAAAATGTGTAAAAAAATGAAAGAAGAAGTTAGCAAACATATTGCCGACGGCAAGTACAAGGATTAAACGTGTTACTAAGAGAGCTGTTTGTTCGTGAAGCTAATGAGCCAGTCAAGGCAAAAGTCGGGCGGGCTTTTAACCATGTGGAAGATCTTGCATTTTTGAACGGAACCGCCGGTGTAATCAAAGCACTTGACCATGTGCGTAAGGCGGCAACAGAAAGTGCAAAGCACACCAGATTTAAATGGGATGGTGCTCCACAAATTTATTGGGGCTACACTAAAGACGGTCAGTTTATTCTATGCGGGCATAATGGATGGAGTCGTGGTGGCACAGGTACAAGTGATGTAAGTGATTTTACCAGTGTGCGTGGCATTTATAATTTCATTTTAAACAAGAGTGGTGACACAGCAGGTCTTCCTCCCGAAAAACAAGTAGAACGTCAGCAATTTGCAATTGAATTTAGTCAGCTGTACGAAATATTTAAAACAGCAACTAAGATTCCGAGAAAGGGCCAGGAAATTTATTTTTACGCTGACGGATTATTTACAAGTCCTCCTGAAGAAGTGAACGGTGTATACGAACTAAATCCTAACAAAAAAAGCAAAACACAATACCATATAGGCACTAATACTGAATTAGGTCAACGTATTGCGGAAGGTGCACAGGCAATGATTGCGGCACACGGTAGCTTTACTGAATTTGGTGCATCTGATTCTTCGCAGAAACCTGTTTCAGACTTTACAAAATACATGACTCCCACAACAGAATTAATTGTATTAAGTCCGTATTATGCTAAAGAGCAACCCCAAATGGATACTAAAGCTATTGACGCTATTGAACTAAATCTTAGAAAAGATAAAGGAACTATCGAGGCGTTTCTTGCACCTATCGATAAAGTATCAAATTTCAAAGGAATTATCTATCGCTATATGAATGAAAAATCCAAAGCAGGCCAACTTGCCAACGTAGGCGATGACTTTATGAATTGGGTTGAACAAGGTGCGTCTGGAATGGTTAAAAGTGATAGTATGAAATTAAATATTAGGAATCGTGTAAACACAGTCCCGGCTGGAGTAACTATTGTGTTTAAATATGTCAAGCAAATTATGGGCTTGAAAAATCAATTACTATCTCAGTTAGAAATGTCGCCACCTGAAATAAAAGTACTCAACTCTGAAGGATGGGTACAATACGACACAGGCGGGGATATGCATACTAAATTTGTTCCCAGAGAACCAGTAAAACATAAAAGCGGCGAAGAATTGCCGCAATGGGTGCCATAATGAAATTAAGAGAAATGTTCGAAGGTGCTGGCAGTGCCGTAATAAATGGTATTGAAGATCTTATTAAACTGGGTGGAAGGACTGGTGCTAAGACTGCTGAGAAAGAAATTGGTGCAATTGCTAAACCAGAGACTAAAGTTATACCGGCAGCAAAAACTGCCGCAAAAGATAAAGAAAAGAAGTCCGGCTCAGCAATTGGTATTATATTTGGACGTTTCAACCCGCCGCATAAAGGTCACAAAGCCGCATGGCAAATGGCAAGTAAGTTATCTTACTGGTATGTAGGTACAAACAAAGATACTCAAGGCCCAAAGGATCCACTGCCGTACGACATTAAAATTGAAGCAATGAAAACAGTGTGGCCAGGAGTTGAAGGACATTTAATGGCTGAACAAAGTTGGTTAACACTGGCTAGTCATTGTTTCAAGTCACACCCAGATGCTAAAACTCTAGTGTGTTTCACAGACGAAGACTGGGTCACTAAAACTGTTCAGCAATATAATGGTGTGCAGGCTGCACATGGTTTTTACAAGTTTGACGAAATTAAACAACAAGAAACTCCGCGGTTGAGTTCAGCTACCGAATTACGCAACGCAGTTCGCAACGGTGACAGAAAGGCATTTGCAAAAGCCGCTGGTGTTCCTGCTGAAACTCCAGTTGCTGGCCATCCGTTCTTTGATTTGGTAGCACATTACTTGGCAAAATATCCAGAAAAAGTATCCAAGGCAAAAACTATAAAAGAAGCTAATAGCATTGTTCGCAAGATAAGAGAAGGCCGTGGCGGCACACAGTATATGAAACCTGAAGAAAAGGCCGCTATGAAGAATGCTATGACATTGCCAGCACTTAACATGAGTACCGGTAGTGGTGGAGCATATATGAATTATAGAATGGCAATTGCATTGGCAGGTGCTCCTACATTTCCTACAAAGATCGAAGCAGATAACTGGATCGGCGGAGATCCGTTAATTAGCTCTTATACCGAAGAAGAATTTGCAATGGTTAAAGCGGCCGCTGAACAAGTTGGTGCTGGAACTATACAAAATTGGTCTGGCAAACGTAGCGAAGAAATGGCTGATGTAAATAAAACTAGCACAGTTGCAAAACCCAAAAAGAACAAGTACGGAGTTTAACGTGGACGAAAAATATCATTTAGCATTACAAACTGCATTTGCCAGCGAATATGCATTTGCACTAAAGGCACAAAACTTTCACTGGAATGTAGAAGGTCCGTTATTTTATCAAAATCATTTATTGTTTGAAACAATATACGACGAAGTATACGGAGTAGTTGATAAATTTGCAGAAGAGCTACGTGCTTTGCAAATTTACACGCCTGCGAGTTTGCAAAAGTTTAGTATGCTTAGTAAAGTCGAAGATGAAAACCAAGTTCCTGATTTTCAAGGTATGCTAAGAGAATTACTTGCTGATAGCGAAAAAATGGCCAATATGTTTAAAATTGTTTTTACAATGGCTGAGCAAGCCGGCGATCACGGACTAAGTAATTTCTTTGCAGATCGTCAAGATGCACATAAAAAGCACAGCTGGTTTTTACGTTCAAGTTTAAAATGAAACAATACAGAATTACTGCACAAGATGTAAATCCGTCAACTGACGATGATTGCTATCTCGCACCAGATGATCCTATTCACGCACTTATGCCTGCGGCTATGATGGGCGGCTTAGGCAGTGATGAAGCACTTGCAAATTATAACAATTTACAATTGCCACAAGTACACGGTAGCGATAACGGTCGTATACAACGTGAACAAAACATTAAACCAGGAACTGAAGAATGGTTCAAGTTATGGTTTGGGAGAAAATAATGAAAATATCAGAACTATTAAACGAAGGCCGCCGTGATTACGATGACAACCGTACGGGATTCGGTGATCACGGAAAGCGTGAATTCAAACGTCGTGAAATGGAACACGAGCTAGGTCACGAAACTAATAACTATGCTGTAGCAATTGACGGTAAAACGTGGAAAGTGTTTGGTAGTAAATCTCATGCAGAAGCAGTAGCCAGAAGTTTGCAGAATAAAGGCAAAAAAGCCACAGTACATGAGACAGGTGCACCAGTTAGTGAATCGGCCACAGCAGGTGCTACAAGTGCAGCCAATGTAAGTGTGGGTGCTGTTTATAATAACAAACCAGTAAAACAACCTAAGAATAAAGACGGTACAGCAAAGAATGCTGTAGATATGAAGGGCGTAAATCTGCTAACCGGCGGAAGCCTAAAACGCTAAATATATAAAGATAACGGAGTTACATACCATGCCACCAGAATTAGACCAAATGAATCCAGATGCACAAAACAGCATGCCACTAGACATGTCAGCACAAGCTGATAACCTTCCAAGCGGAGAGACAGACCGCGAAGGTGCTATGGCCAAAGCTGATTTGTACAAATTAGCCAACTATAGCCACAAATTATTCCAACAGATCCAAGATGAAGATCAGTTAGAAGGTTGGGTACAGGCTAAAATTACCAAAGCCGCTGACTATATTGCCAGTGTATATCACTACTTAGAGTACGAAATGAAGTTTAGCGAGTATGGTAAAGCACTCGACGACAGCGATGTATTAAGCGAAGGACAAAAACGTGTTCTAAAAACTCGTTTAAATGAAGCTAAATCTAAAGTTAAAGAACTTAAGAAAGTACAAGCTGAAAAAGTAAAAGACAAAGCAATGGCAGAAGGTGCTATCAGTGGCGGGCATACTGCATGTGCAGAATGTGGCGGCTCTGGCATGGTTTACGAAGAACCTAAAGCAATTCCAGATCACGTTAAAGGCAAAGTTGATGCATACAAACGTTTAACTAAAGCTACTCATGCCGCTCATAAGCGTATGGATGCAAACGGCGACGGCGTTGTTAGCAAAGAAGAAGAAGAAGCAAGCAAAGGTGTTGAAGAAGATTTCGATACATTGAAAAAGACTGGTGATACAACTAAGACATCCAGAGGAAATACTGTAACTAAAACTGATACCGGTATTAAACACGAGCGTCCAGCAAATACTTATACAGACGGCGGCGATGATATTGCTTCAAACGCTAAATCAGGCGACGGTAAAAAGACTCATGCCAAGGCCAAGGATGCAGGTACCAAGAAAGCCGAAAAGGGCAACGATATCAAATTGCCAAAACATGACAAGCCAACTTATGGCATGAAGAACAGCGAGAAGTTTGACAATCGTGCTGGTGCTCCAGCTAAACCAAAGAAAGAAAAAGAAGTTGATGAAACTTATGGCCTAGGTGTTTATGAAGCCAAGAAGAAAGGCGACGGTAACTTGGCCAACAATGCCAAACCTTATGACAAAGTAACACGCGGTGATGTCATTGCCGGACGTCTTGGTAAAGATGAAAAAGGCGGCAAGAAGTCTGTTAAAGAAGAAAGCCATCAAGCTAAAACAACAATGAAACATGTTAATGCCAGCGATGCCAGCGATAAAACAAAAGCTGCTATTAAAAAAGCATCTAAAGATATCAAGCCAGGTATTAAAGGCTATAAAGACAGAGAAGACGCATTAAAA